TGTCTATAACCTTAAGTGGAGCCAATGGTCCTTACACACCCGCTTCCTACAGTCATATGTACAAATTGAATTCTATTCTAAATTCTGGAAAAGGAAATCAATGGTATGGATTTGCTGTATCAAAAATAGGTGTGGTGGAAAATGCTTCTCTTTATGAAAGAGCTAAGCAATTTCACAATAGTTTGAAAGATAAGTAAACACAAAAAAATGGTGCCTTGAAAAAGGCACCATTACAATACATAAAGGGATATATGTTAGAAAGATTACGCGAAATATTTAAAGGTTTAGAAACTGCGTATGGTCAAACAAAGAAAACATCAGAAGTACGACCAAACGGAAAACAAGAAGTAAGATCATTTACTATTAAACAAACTGTTACCGATGAATTGTGGAAAGCACATATTGAAGGTGTGGAGCCCGCATTAGGAATTGTTCCTATTAATGAAGACAATGAATGTAAATGGGGATGTATAGATATAGATCAATATAATTTTGATCATAAAAGTTTTATAGAAAAAATAAGAAAAAACAATTTACCATTAGTTCTGTGTAGATCTAAATCAGGTGGTGCTCATGTGTTTTGTTTTACTAGTGAGTTTGTTCCTGCATCATTAATAAGAGCTAAGTTACAGGCAATGGCATCTATTTTGGGTTATGCAAAAACAGAAATATTTCCTAAACAAAATAATGTAAAAGCAGAACGTGGTGATGTGGGTAATTTTTTAAATATGCCTTATCATGGTGGCAATAGATCTGTTCGTTATGGAATAGACGATCAGGGTAATTCTATGACTATGGAACAGTTTTCAAAGTATTATGATAAACATGTGTTATCTAAAGAACAATTGATAACTTTAGAATTTGAAAAAAATCAAGGACAAGAAACGGTATTTCCAGAAGGTCCACCTTGTTTACAAACTATATTATCCGATGGTCCTATTGTAGAAGGAGAAGCAGTAGATCATGCTGGACGTAATAATGGTTTGTTTAATATTGGAGTATATTTAAGAAAAGTAAATCCAGATACATGGAAAAATAAATTAGAAGAATATAACGTGCCCCGTTATATAAATCCTCCATTAAAAGCAACTGATGTTTTAACGGTTATTGGTTCATTAGAAAAAAAGACCTATGATTATAAATGTAATGACAAACCTATTTGTGCGTTTTGCCAAGAAAAACTTTGTTATACTAGAAAGTATGGAAAAGAAGGTGCAGCCATGCCGGAGATTACACAGATTAAAAAATTAGATGCTGATCCACCATTATTTTTTGTAACGGTAGATGGAGAAACATTAGAAGTAGAACCAGAAATATTACATGATCCAGAAAAATTTTCTATTGTTTGTTTAACACAAATTAGTAGGCCCTTACTTCCTATTGCAAAAGTAACGTGGAGAAAAATGATATCCAAATTATTAAATGAAATGGACGAACCAATAGAAGCTCCCGATGATATGAGAATAGATGTTCAATTAAAAGAAGTGTTAGTAGATTTTGTTAGTAGAGCTCCAGGTAAATCTTTATCAGATATTAAAAAATCAAAGGCATTTATAGAAGATGGTGTGTGTTTGTTTAGATGGAGAGATTTTTGGAGAGCATTGATTAGAACTAAATCTTGGCCCGATAAAACTTATCCAAAAAATAAGACAATGAGGTTAGTCCAAAACATATTTAAAGGCAAACAAATATTTAAAAGAATAGATGAAAAAACAGAACGAGTTTGGGCCGTAGATAAAATTGTTTTAGATAAAATAATTATTAGAAAAAATAAGGCAAAAGATGCTCCCTTCAAATAGAACCATTATTCCAGGTCCTCCGGGAACCGGTAAAACGTATCGTTTGATTAATCATCATTTAGCAAACGAATTAAAAACAGTTGCACCAGATAAAATCTTATATGTATCCTTTAGTAATGCTGCATCTAATGAAGCAAGGAAAAGAATTAATGATCTATATCCAAATAAAGAAGTAATCATCAGTACTTTACATTCACTAGGAACTAGAGAATTAGGAATTAATACTACTACTCAATTATTACAGGGAAGTAATTGGAAAAGTTTTAAGAATTATTCTCAGATATGTCAGGACTTGGAATTTGAAACAGTTGTTGGAGAAAGTGGTATTCCTGAATATAGAAACAATTACATGAAAGTAATTGATTATGCTAGATCCAGAAAAATTACAGCATTAGAAGATGCTGCATTAGAATTAGATATTATTGATTCTATTGATATGGGTCTGTGTAATCAAATTAAACAAGACCTAGATGATTTTAAGAGAGATTTTATGATGTTTGAATTTTCAGACATGATATCCGAATTTGTTAAGAAAGATAAATGTCCATCCCTTGACGTAGTCTTTCTTGATGAAGCACAGGATCTGAGTCCCTTGCAGTGGGATATGTTCTTTTACATTGAATCCCGATGTAGACGTTCATACATTGCGGGGGATGATGATCAAACGATTTATTCGTTTCAAGGTGCTGATCCTACTATCTTTATTAATCTAGAAGGAACGTTAGATGCACAAGAACAATCGAGACGAGTACCTAGAAGCGTGCATCGAGTGGCTATGTCTATTTTAAAAAATGTAGAACATAGAAGAGATAAGGTTTGGATACCTAGAGACGCAGAAGGAGAAGTAATTGAAGATGCTTTGTTAGAACATATTGATTTTAGTACAGGCAACTGGATGATATTAACTAGAACCAATAATCAAATGAAACCTATTGTAGATCATATGTTGTCCTTAGGACATAGATTTGATTGTAAATATAATCCATTACTACCATTAGAGTTAGTAGAGGCAATTAGTATCTGGGATCGTTTAAACAAAGGTGCCATCGTGTCTGGAGAAGAAGCACAAAAAGTATACGCGTATTTAACGTTTAAAGCCGAACAAATTAAATTTAGATTTTCTGGAGGCAAGTCCTTAGATGGAGTAGACTCGGTTGATTTAGATGAGCTCATGCTTAATCACGGGCTACAAGTGACGGGTGGCTGGGAACTGTTGAACCTGAGTGAAGAACAAAAATTATATGTAAAAGATTTATTAGATAGTGGAGAAAATTTAGACAAACCAGCGAGAATTAAAATATCTACAATACACGGTGTGAAGGGTGAACAATGTGACAATGTCATTTTGTTTACTGATTTAGAAAAAATTATCTACGATGCAGCGCTTCGAGATAAAGATACAGAACACCGATTGTTTTTTGTAGGTGTAACAAGGACCAAAGAAACATTATATATCATGAACAATGATTATGATTATCAATACAACATAGGCGAAGAAATAATATGAACTGTTGGCATTGCAACGAAGAACTAATTTGGGGAGGAGACCACGATATTGAAGAAGAAAATGAGGACTATGTAATGGTAACTAATTTATCATGTCCGAAATGTCATTCTCATGTTGATGTCTATTATCCATCTGAACAACTACAAAAGGAGCTTAAAACATATGACGACTAAAGAAGATATAGAACGATTGTTTCCAACATCAAGACAAGAAGGTGGAGATCATTACAGCAAACATAAAATTCAACCATACACATTTATAACGGCCAATGGGTTGAGTTTCTTTCAAGGAAATGTTATTAAATACGTGGTTCGTTATAAAGATAAAAATGGAATAGAGGACCTTAAAAAGATAATTCATTATTGTGAGTTAGAAATAGAGGAGATGAGAAAGATATGAATTGGGCGTTGTTAGTAACTATTTATATTGTTTACTTGTATTTATATGTTTGAAGTAGCAACAGAATGGAATTGTCCGGATCATTTTCCAGATTTAAGTAAGGCAAAATATATTGCAATTGACTTAGAAACAAAAGATCCAAATTTAAAAACAAAAGGATCAGGTGCCATCATTGGTCATGGAGAAATTATTGGTATTGCAGTAGCAGTAGATGGTTGGTCTGGTTATTATCCAATAGCGCACAGAGAAGGAAATTTAGATAAGAGACTTGTATTAGAATGGTTTCGCGATGTTTGTGCAACTGATTCTGTTAAAATATTTCATAATGCTATGTATGACGTGTGTTGGATTAAAGCAGCAGGAATTAAAATCAATGGACACATTATAGATACTATGTTGATGGCGTCCTTAATTGATGAGAATAGATTATGGTATTCTTTGAATAGTGTATCTTTTGATTATCTTGGTGAAGTAAAAGATGAACGAGGATTAAGAGAAGCAGCAGAACAAGCAGGAGTAGATCCTAAATCTGAAATGTATAAATTACCGGCTATGTATGTGGGTGGTTATGCTGAGAAAGATGCAGAACTAACATTAGAATTATTTAAAGTATTATCAAGAGAGATAAACAAACAAAATCTTACAGAAGTATTTGATTTAGAAACTAAATTGTTTCCATGTTTAATTGATATGAAATTTAAAGGGGTACGAGTAAATGTTGAACAAGCGCATAATCTAAAAAAAGAACTGACCCAACAAGAAGAAAAGTTACTGTTAGAAGTAAAACATCAGACCGGTATAGATACACAAATTTGGGCAGCAAGGAGCATAGCAGAAGTATTTGACAAACTATCATTGCCATACATAAGAACAGAAAAAACAAAAGCACCTTCCTTTACTAAAAATTTTTTATCGGAACACAAACATCCTTTAGTACAAAAGATAGCAAAAGCAAGAGAAATTAATAAAGCACATACAACTTTTATTGATACTATTCTTAAACATTCACATAGAGGTAGAATTCATGCGGACATTAATCCTATCAGGTCGGATCAAGGTGGTACGGTTACGGGTAGATTTAGTTATTCTAATCCTAACCTACAACAAATTCCTGCTAGAAATAAAGAACTAGGTCCTATGATCAGAGGATTATTTTTACCTGAAGAAAATCATACATGGGGTTGTTTTGACTATTCACAACAAGAGCCAAGATTAGTTGTGCATTATGCAGCTACTACCGAACCTATTTGTTTTGATGAGTCCGTAACTAAGATTGTAGAAAAATTTAAAAATAATACCGTAGACTTTCACCAAACCGTTGCCGACATGGCAGGTATCTCTAGGTCACAAGCGAAAACTATTAATCTTGGATTATTTTACGGTATGGGAAAAACTAAATTACAAGCAGAACTAGGATTAAATACTAAAGAAGAAGCTGAAAATTTATTTAATCAATATCATGAGAATGTTCCATTTGTAAAAGCATTGATGAATCAAACTTCTGCATTTGCACAGACCTCTGGATCTATTGGAACGTTACTTGGAAGACGTTGTAGATTTAATAAATGGGAACCTAATACATTTGGTATGCATACACCTATGACCTTTGAAGAAGCAGAACGAACGTATGGTCGTGGTAGAATTAAAAGAGCAATGACCTACAAAGCATTAAATAAATTAATTCAAGGATCAGCTGCTGATATGACTAAAAAAGCTATGCTAGATCTATATGAAGAGGGTATTATACCACATATTCAAATACATGATGAACTAGATATTTCAGTGAGAGACGAGCAGCAAGCGGCGAGGATAGTTGAAATTATGGAAAATGCTGTTACACTAAAGGTACCTAACAAAGTAGATTACGAATCAGGTAAAACCTGGGGCGATATTTATGGATAAATTATGAAACTTTCTGCAAACTTTCAACTAAGTGAGTTAGTTAAATCGCAAGTAGCGGAGCGAAAAGGAATTCCTAATAATCCTTCTCCTGCTCACATAGATAATTTAAAAGCATTGTGTGTCAATGTACTACAACCCATCCGTTCTCAGTTTGAATCTCCGGTATTAATTTCTTCTGGATATAGATCAGGAGAACTTTGTATTGCTATTGGATCCAAACCTACGTCACAACATTCAGAGGGTAAGGCAGCCGACATAGAAGTAATAGGAGTAGATAACAAAGAATTAGCTGAATGGATAAAAGAAAATTTAGAATTTGATCAATTAATTCTCGAATTTTATCGAGATGGTGAGCCCGACAGCGGCTGGATTCATGTGTCTTGGAATTCTGGCGAGAACCGAAATCAAGTCTTGCGAGCAACGAGAGACGAGGAAGGGAAAACAGTATACAAACCATGGTAAAAAAAAATAAATTAAATAATGTTTTTAAATTAGGGGTAGTACGAACCGTTCATGGAATTTGTCCGGAATGTGAGGAAGAAGCCGTATTGGTGTCTATTGTAGAAGATTACTATAAATGTACTGTTTGTGGAGAAGAAACTAGACAATATGTTAATGGCTCTATAAGATATTTAAGAATCAATGAAGAAGATAAATCATGGCTAAAAAATCAAAGTTAGCTACCGCACATATTTTAAAAAATAAAAGAAAACGACCAGGTCGTCATTCTAAAACTCACAAAAAAAGAAAAAAATCTAGTAGGGGCCAAGGTCATCCCAGTTAAGCACCTGATTTAGATTTATCTTTTAAACAAGTAGAATATATATTAACAACAGCAATATTGTTTTCTATCGCTATATTTGCCATTGATTTTCTTTTCTCTATAGAAGCGTCATTACATTCCTGTTCTGTTTTATAATACACGGGTGGGTTTTCTACCATAGGTATACAAGCTTCTTGACCAATAGGGTCAATATGACACAGCATAACAATCATAATAAATGTTTCCATAAGTCTTGACTTTAATATAGTAAAGTCCTATATATAAAAATATAAAACTAAAGAAAGGTACAACAAATGACTGACACAAGCAAGTATAGCAATGTGACCGTAGACAATAAAACTTACGAGATCATTACTAAACTACGAAATAAATTAGTTCCTGAGGTGATGTTAAGTCGCAGCCAGGTTATTAAAACATTAGTTAACGAGAAAGAAAAAAAATTAAATGGCCGTCTTAAATAATAACGTAGAATTAAATAAAACATATTTATCTCCAGAAGAAAAACTTTGGAGAGCGGTAATGGCAACAGCTGTTTTTGATGCATTGCATACACCGAAGAAAACGAAAAAAGGTAAGTACAAAGTATTTACTGAAATAAGTGATATTGTA